GGTCCTAACAACGAAGTGTTCTCAAATGCTGACGCTTCTTTGGACCAGTACATCATGGAAGGTACATTGATTGTTCGTAACCCCGCAGGTGTAGCTGTTTTGGCCGCTATGACTACTGGTGCTGTTACAACAACTCCACGTCCCACTGCTCAAGTTAAGCGTTACTTGGCATAAACAAAAGGGAGCTAATAACTCCCTTTTCTTAATCTTTTTATCAAGGAAAAATTATGGCAACGATTACTTACAAACCATACAACACCGCTTTTACAACTGATGTAAAAACTGGTGACGTTACTGGTGTTATTGCAGAACAAGCACAAGTTCAATATTTCCCCCGCACTTTGGGTTCAAGCGGTATCCCCGTTATTGTTGCTAACACTGGCACTATTGCCACTAGCGGCACAGTAACTTTGGGCACTGCACTCCCAACTACATACGCAAACGCTTTTGTTTACTTCCCTGCTTCTGCAGTGAGCGGTGATGCAACTGGCGGTTTGTACTATGTTGTGTTTTCTAGCACTACTGTTGGCGTAGTTTACGCTGGCAAGTATGGCGTAGCAAATGGTGTTGGCTCTGTTGAATTCCAACCTGCTGTTCCTACAGGCACTTTGACTGCAGTTACAGGTTCTAACAGTTCTTTCACTGGTTCTACCACTGAAACTACACTGATCAACATCACTCTTCCCGCTGGTTCTTTGGGCAACAATGGTTCAGTCCGTGTTGTGGCAAACTGGGCTTGCAATAACTCTGCTGGTGCTAAAACTGGTACTGTTTATTTGGGTGGCACTGCTGTTGGTACTGCATCTTCATACACTACCTCCACTGGTGGTAGCTCTATGAATGCTTTCCGCAATCGTGGTGTTTTGAATGCTCAAGTTAGCCAATTAATTGGTGGTGCTGCCACATCTGCTGCCGTTTACACTTCAATCGATACATCTACTAACAAAGCAATCACCATCACTGGTGATACTGCTACTGCTACAGATCACATCGTGCTTGAAGGTTACATGGTTGAGATGAACACTAGAGACTAATTGTCTTTACTGAAAGAGCTTCTTTGAGGCTCTTTTGGTAAGGAGTAAAGCATGGAATTGAATCTCAATAATGAAGAAGCCAAAGTAAACGAGGATTACTATACAAAAGGTATTCTTGAAGCTGGCATGGAAGGTGCGTTAATTAAGAACGACAAGATGTTCAACGAGGTTAAATCGGGAACTTGGTCGCAGACATTTAACACACCCAACATGAATTACAAAGTTGGGGCTATTGATGGTGAGCGTTATGTTCAATATGAACAAAAGAACGTGGAATCTGTCAGACAGTATTGCAAAGAACGCAGAGATTTTTATAAGATGATTGGCACAACAGACAACCCGATGTTTGCGGGTACTTTTGAAGCCATGAACTTGCCCAAGTGTTTTGCTCATGAAATAAGCTCAAAATGGTTTAACAATCGACCTTGGGAATTGATCAAAATGGACAAAAAAGACAAGATCCTTTTTTATGCCATTGTTAATCAGTTTTACAGTGATTTTGTGTGCCACCCTAGCGGAAAAATTCCACTCCCTTATAATCCTATTGTTCCGACAAAGTAAGGACTTCTTATGGCTCTTTTTATCCAATCTGGCAACGCTCTTGTTAGCCGAGTAGCACAATGGGTAGGAGCCATCCCAACTACAACAGGTTTAAACGCCTCATCATTTAACTCTTCTACTAATGTAATTACAACATCTGCATCGGCAGATGGAATTATTTTGGTTGGTGATTTTATTGGCACAAGCGTTTTAAAGTCTTACACAACTGTTTTAGCTGTTTCTGGAACTTCTGTCACAGTAAGTGATACTGAAGATATTTGGGCAAATAGTACATATCCTGTAGCTATTCTTAAATTGCCAACTCAATCCACATCAGAAATTATGTCTTGCATTCAGTTATGTGAACTGAAAATGAGAACGATTGAGTTACCTGCTTTGCGTTCAGACCCTTATGGTGGAACACCTGCAGTTTTGTTAACTGATTCTCAAGGAATGGCTAATATTCCTGCGGATATGAACAAACCTATTTTGTTTTTCCAAGAAACACCTAATAGTGAAGTTGAGCCAGGAACTATTGCCGCTTCTATGGGTCCTTGGATCATTTATGACCGAGTTGGTGACAGAGAAATTATTCGCAGACGTATGATTGACCAACTTTATGTTCGTCCATTTGGTGTACCCCGTGTGATTCGTGCTTCATTTTCTGAAGTTGGTCAAAAATATGTGTTTACGCCAAACCCTGGTGAAAACGTCAGCATCAAAGCTTATTATCAAAAAACATTTCCGTTTTTGTTTGGACCAACAGGTGATACTCTAGAGCCTATTGTGCAAAACAATGCTGCTTTGGCTTCATTTCCTGAAGGTTATATGTATGGCACATTGTGGGCTTACTATGATAAAAATAAAAACAATGAAGAAGCTCAAAAATGGAATGCTAGATACGAAGATGCGTATGGTTTGATTGAGGATCAAAACTTTAAGGGTAAATGGCTTGGTGGTGATCAACATTTGACATCTGAATTCCAACCTCGTAACTACCGCTACTCGTTCAAGTAAGGAAAAATTATGGCTACAAGCATTTACGGAAGTTCCGAATCAGTTGGTTTATACGGCAACACTGTTAATTTTGGTGGAACGTATTTTGAATGGTTTATTTTTCAACAATCAGCCACTGCGCCAGCTACACCAACAGGTGGTTCTTGGAACTTTGCTACTAATGTAGGTGTTCCTCCTGCAGGTTGGTCAACAACACCGCCTACTAACCCAACAAATGTGGTTTGGGCATCTATTTCGCTTGTTAATTCACGTTCTTCATCAACATTAACTTGGACTGCACCTGCGTCTTGGGTTGCGCTTGGTATTCAGGGACCTACAGGCCCCACAGGTCCCACAGGAGCCGCATCAACAGTGGCAGGTCCCACGGGAGCAATTGGCCCCACAGGAGCCAGCATAACGGGCCCCACAGGTCCCACGGGAGCTGCATCAACTGTTGTAGGACCAACAGGTAGTGTAGGTCCTACAGGTGCAAGCGTAACGGGACCTACTGGACCTACTGGTGCAGCATCAACTATAGAAGGACCTACGGGACCAGTTGGAGCTACGGGACCCACAGGTGCGGCTTCAACAGTTGCTGGTCCCACGGGACCCACAGGAGCAGTTGGAGCCACGGGCCCCACGGGAGACGCTTCTACTGTGGCGGGACCCACAGGTCCCACAGGTGCGGTTTCTACAACGCCAGGTCCTACGGGTCCCACGGGCGCAGCGGGAGCTGGATCAGGCACAGTTACATCAGTTGGTGGTACTGGCACAGTTAATGGATTATCTTTAACAGGAACAGTAACCTCTTCAGGCAATTTGACGCTTGGTGGAACGCTTGATTTGTCAACACCCCCCGCAATTGGTGGCACAACTCCAGCAGCAATTACGGGCACAACTATTACTGCTAATACAAAGTTTAGTGGTAGTAATTTTGATGCTTCAGGTTCTGGTGGTGGTGCTTTAAGAACTTCAGGTGGCTCAAACTGTTTGCAATGGGGCGGTGGTGGTGGTGTTAACTTGACGCTTGATGGCGCATTTAACATGAATCCTGCTAATGCAACCATTCAGATTTCTCCTACAGGTACAGGCACTGTAACAATCAATCCCGCAACTGCGGGAACGATAAATAACATGGCCATTGGTGGTGCAACACCAGCTGCTGGCGCATTTACTACTCTGTCAGCAACTACGGCTATTAGCGTAGCTTCTGGTGGTACAGGTATTACTTCTTTTGGGGCTGGTGTAGCTAATTGGCTAGGTACGCCTTCAAGTGCTAATTTAGCTTCTGCTGTAACAGACGAAACTGGATCGGGTGCTTTGGTGTTTGGCACTGCTCCTGCATTAAGTAATCCAACAGTTACAAGCTACACAGAAACTGTTTACGCTTTGTCAGGCACTGCAATTGATCCTGCAAATGGCACAATTCAGACCAAAACACTTGGTTCAAACACAACATTCACCGAGTCATTGGCTGATGGTCAATCTGTTGTGTTGATACTTAATCCAGTTACCTACACAGTTACTTGGCCAACAATGACTTGGATTAACACGGCTGGTTCTGGCTCTGCACCCACCCTAGAAGCATCATCAACAAACGTGGTGATTTTGTGGCAAGTTGGTGGAACAGTCTATGGTAATTGGGCAGGAAGTGCTTAATGTTTTTAGCTAACAAATTAAACAAAGGGGCGGGTTCGCCTGCCGCCCTTGACGCACAATTTAACTACGTCACTATGCTATTGCATGGTGATGGAACTAATGGCGCACAGAACAATACATTCTTGGATAGCAGTACAAACAACTTCACCATTACCCGCAACGGCAATACCACCCAAGGTTCTTTTTCGCCTTATGGGTCTAATTGGTCTAACAACTTTGTTAGTAGCGCAACTACTTATTTCGTAACTCCATCTTCATCATCTTTGGCATTAGGTACTGGAGATTTTACTGTTGAAGCATGGGTAAACTATTCATCTTTAATAAGTGGCGGTCGAGGAATATTTCAATTTTCTGCAACCACATCATTACCATTAAATACAAATTCCCTTGCCTTGGGTGCATCTTCAAATGGTGCAATTGGTTGGAATTTATACGCAAATAATAGCGATATAAATTCTGGTGTGCCTGTTGCACTTGGCACTTGGTATCATGTGGCGGTTGTCAGAAGTAGCGGAACTACCAAACTGTATGTAAACGGGACATCTGTTATTTCACAAGCAGATTCAAAAGATTACACCCAAACATATCTAATCATTGGTGGATTTTATTCAACTGGATTTCTGATGGATGGTTACATCAGTAACTTTCGGGTGGTTAAAGGAACTGCTGTTTACACGGCAAACTTTACACCAAGCACTACACCATTAACGGCAATATCAGGCACATCATTACTAACCTGCGCAGACAACAGATTTATTGACGACAGCACAAACAACTTTACATTAACAATCAACGGCACACCAAGCGTTCAACGCTTCAACCCATTTGGTACTTCTACCGCCTACTCCACAAGCGTGATTGGTGGGTCAGGGTACTTTGATGGTACTGGCGATAATTTAAATGTGGCAAATAACGCAGTGTTTACTCTTCCAGCAGACTTTACTATTGAGTGTTGGATTTTTCAAACAGGCGCATTTCAAAACAGGCTAATTATCAGTAAGTGGCCCACAGAATATTACATTTTTACGCAAGCAAGTGGCGTAATAGGATTTGCATGGGGGCCATTTAATGCAAGTGGGTTGTTTGGCGGTGCGTTGCTTTTAAGTAGCAGTAATGCGTTTGCATTAAATACTTGGACTCATGTGGCCGTTGTTAGAAATTCAAATACATTTACTTTGTATGTAAATGGTATTTCTATATCCACAGCAACTTTTTCTACAGGTGGAACAGATAGTGGTTCACCAGTTACTATTGGAGATTACGGGTCTGGTGGCTTTGCGTTTGATGGGTATATTACAAATGCACGAATTGTAAAGGGCACAGCAGTCTATACAAGCAACTTTACGCCTCCAACAGCACCATTGAGTGCGATTACAAATACATCATTGTTGACTAATTTTATCAATGGCGCAATCTTTGACAACGCCATGATGAACAACTTAGAAACTGTGGGTAACGCACAGATTTCTACAAGCGTGGTGAAGTATGGAACAGGGTCAATGTATTTTGATGGGTCAGGCGATGCTTTAGCTGTTTCAAACAAAGTAATAAACTCATTAGATACTGGTGCTTTTACGATTGAAATGTGGGTTTATCGTTTGGGCAATGGTACTGGTGGCTCAAGTGCTTATGATGCTTTGCTTGGTAGCAATATTGATGGGGCTAATGCTCTTTATGGAATTTATGTTACGCGGTCATCAGGTGTAATAAATTTCTTTAATAGTGCAGGTTTGGTTAGCTCGTCAAATTCGTTAAGCAATTCTTCATGGACGCACATAGCAATATCTAGAACTTCTGCTAACAATTTACAAATTTTTATCAATGGTGTGTCTGGCTATTCTGCAACCAATACAGGTACAGGAACACTAATAAATCCTTTGTTTATTGCTTCTGACAACACAACATCAGGAAATAGCAAATTTTATGGATACATTGATGACCTACGCATCACCAAAGGCTATGCCCGATACACTTCAAACTTTACACCGCCAACTGCGGCATTCCCCAACATTGGCCCCATCTAAGGAAAGATCATGCAAGTAGCAATTTTGACAAACCCCATTACAGTTGGCGATTATCGTGAACTGTTTGCCAACACATCATTTTCCTCAAGTGGCCCAAGTGCTGAATTCTTGGCCGAAAACAATGCAAAAAAAGTTACCTTGTTTAAAGCCTATGACCGCCTGACCCAGAAGCTAGTTTCATGTGAAGCCTATGACGATGGTGAATTTGTGTGCATGGTTCAAGTAGTTGACTTAACCGCAGAAGAAATCCAAGCAGCCAAAGATTCTGCAATGGCCAACATTCGTGGTCAGCGCAATCACTTACTTAAAGATTGTGATTGGACTCAGATTGCTGATTGCACCATTCCAAAGAAAGCTGAGTGGACAACGTATCGTCAGACTTTGCGTGATTTGCCATCAAATGTGACAGACCCTCGCACCTTTGCTGATTGGCCTCACAACCCTGATTGGGTTGAAATGCCACTAATTTAATAGTATTGGAATAGCAATGAAAATAGCCGTGTACGCAATATCCAAAAATGAAGAGCAATTTGTTCAGCGTTTTTGTGATTCAGCAAAAGATGCAGACCTGATTCTGATTGCAGATACAGGCTCTACTGATGACACTGTAAAACTAGCATTGGAATGTGGCGCAAAAGTGCATGATATTTGCATTAGCCCTTGGCGGTTTGATAAAGCTAGGGACGCTGCCCTTGCCATGATTCCTCGTGATTTTGATGTTTGTATCTCATTAGACCTTGATGAGGTTATGGAGGAAGGTTGGCGGAAGGAGATTGAGCGGGTTTGGACTGCTGAAACAACTCGTTTGAGATACAAGTTTGATTGGGGCAGTGGAATATCTTTCTTTTACGAGAAAATCCATCACCGCCACGGATACCATTGGCATCATCCCGTCCATGAATATCCCCGTCCTGATGGCAGAATCCATGAGGTTTATGCCCATACGGATATGCTTTTGGTCAGCCACCATCCTGATCCAACAAAGTCTCGTGGTCAATATATGCCATTGCTTGAATTGGCTATTAAAGAAGATCCACACTGCCCTAGAAACGCTTTTTACCATGCACGGGAACTTACCTTCTATTCCCGTTGGCAAGAGGCTATAGAGGCTTTAAATCGATATCTAGCTATGCCTGAAGCTACTTGGCCTAATGAGCGATGCTATGCCATGCGTTTATTAGGTAAAGCCCATGAAGAATTGGGAATGATTTACCAAGGTTTAAAGTGGTACAGATTGGCTTGCGCTGAAGCTCCCGATACCCGTGAACCTTGGTGTGAGTTGGCCACAATAACTTACAGGTTAAGTATGTGGCCTGAGAGCTATGGCGCAGCACTTTCAGCTCTAAATATTACTGATAAACAGGCTGTTTACACAATGGACCCAAGCGTTTGGACTGAAAAACCATACGATTACGCCAGTATTGCGGCTTGGAGGCTTGGGTTAAAAGAACAGGCTATCGAATTCTGCAAGAAAGCTTTAGAATTCAACCCTGCAGACACCCGTCTATTGACTAATCTTTCGCAGATGGAAGAAGTGACATGAGCGATTATTCCCGCCTAAGAACTCCGTTTACATCAATGAGTTTTACTCCTGATGTGCCTAGTAACGCTTTAGGCCCCAATGAGTACAACAGCGGGAAAAACATTGAAGCTGATGTACGTTGCATTAAGAAAATTTTTGGTGAAGTTCAGATTGCTTCTACTATTGCTGACAAACCTATTTTTGTAGAAGGTGGGTTTAGGTCACAAACATCTTGGGTATACATCGTAGCAACCCGTAATTCATCAAACCAAGGCAAGTGGTTTATGATTACCGCCACGGGTATATCCAATATTACGCCTGGCGTGGGTGCTAATCCCAATGTTTTTCTTTCGGGCTACACCGAAGACATAAATATCACCACTTCTTGGGTTGGAAATGTCTTTTTTATTAATGACACACTTAGTAATCCCATGTATTTCTTGCCTACAAGCAATGAAATCTCAGTATATTCTGATGCTGCATGGAATTATGATGTTGGGGTAACGTCTACTAGAGCAGCATTTGTCCGTAACTTCTGTTCTCCCAACGTGGGAAACATTCTTATTTCAGGTAATTTGACCAAAGTTATTGGCGGCACGTCTTATAACTACCCAACAACTGTAAGATGGTCGCAAGCTTTTGCCAACCAAGGCTATCCTGTTACATGGGAGCCAACCCTTTCTAACGTGGCCAACGAGCAAGAAGTTCCTGTTCGTGGCCCTTTGGTTGATGGATTTTTCCTTGGTGGCAACTTCTATGTGTGTTCTTATTGGGATACAGTAGTTTTCTCGCCTATTTCCTATCAAAACAGTACTGCTCCAATCTTTGGTTTACGTTTGTTTAACCAAGGACGTGGGTTATTTAACAATAACTGTTGGACAAACACCGATGCCAATGTTTATGGTGTAGATGCCCGTGATATTTGGGTGTTTAATGGATCTGAATTTAGTTCATTAGGCAACCAAAAAGTTAAAAATTATTTCTTTGCTAACTTAAGTCCTCTATATGCAAGCAGGATTTTTATGGTTAACAACACCTCAAAATCCCAAATTGAAATTTATTACCCTGACTTAACCTCCACAGGTTGGTGCAACAAAATGCTGTCATGGAGATATGACCTGCAAGTTTGGAATGCCCCCAAAGATGTCCAAAACGCCTGTATGGGCACTGAAGGACCTAGGTGGGTAGATTCATCACCCGATTACTTTAATCTTGCCTCTAGAGCCGTTGTATACGCCCGTGGCGGTGTTGATAACTCTCGTTTGGTAGAGACAGCTATTGGCAACTCATTTGTAGGTTCTGCCATTGATTCTGAATTTGAGCGTACTAACATAGCTTTGCAAACTGCAAATGGTCCTGTGCCTTATTCTTCCAAAGTTTATATACACCGAGTTTTGCCTGAAATAGCAGGTACTGGTGCGGTCAATATTACTGTTGGTGGTGCTAATTCAACTGCCCAAGCTACTACATATGGCGAGACAGGCAAAACCAATATTGATACTGATACACCTTGGGTTCCTACTCAGCAAAATACATTTCGTACTGTGGCACTTAAATTTGGCTCCAATGATGCCACTGACACATGGAAAATGAGCGCATTGAATTTGCAAGCAACTGTTACTGAGGATGCTTTCTAATGACCTTTGCACTTACCAATAATGCATCTCAATCTGAGATATCAGATGCGATTAATTATTTATTGGCTAACTTTGGTCCTAACTTAGCTGCCGATCCTGATAATGGACAGATTAGTGGTCCATCGGGAGTAATTATTGCGTACTTGTATAAGTACATTGCAGTCAAATATGCCGATAGCTTTGATGGGTCTTTAAATTTTAGTAACAGTCCCACAGGCCGTTCTTATTACGGATTACGAAACAGTAATGATTCCGTAGAATCAAGTAACTTTGCTGACTACATTTGGTATGAAGCTGCGGGTGGATTTGGTTCAACTAAGTTTTTGTTTTATCAAACAAGCGGTGGAAGACAGATTAACTTCTTTGTAGGCACTGCCGCACCTAATTCAACTTACTTACAAGAATCTGGTTCGTCAATTGATTTAGATATAGTGACCACCACTACGGCATATAATACTGCCGCACCATCTATCTACATTTGGACAGGGTCATCTACACCACCAACCCGTCCTAGTACTACATCGACTTATACATGGGCTACAGGGGCTTATACGGCTCCTACTGGATGGACAACTGCACCCATAACTAATACAACTCCTGGTGACTATTTGTGGGCTATTACGATTCCTTTGGTTGTCAATGCCAATACAGTAACTTCTACTTTGGATTGGACAAATGTGTCTTATCCAATTTATGCGTTTTCATCTAATGGTGAAACAGGGGCAACGGGTGGAAATGGTATTAGTGCGTTAACTGCTTACAGGGCGCAAAGTCAATCTTCTGCGGCTCCTGCAACACCATCAAATACAACGGGACCTACTGCACCTGCTGGATGGTCTTTGATTGCTCCTGCTGTATCGGTAGGAGATGTTCTTTGGTATAGCTTTGGTCGTTATAACTCTAGTGCGGCAACATTAGATGGCGTTCCTTCAGGTCAAACTGCTTGGGGCACACCTACTGCTGCTTCTATTTTTCAAGACATTCGCTCTGACAATTGGAATGGCTCAACACCACCAACATATGGATCACCTGGTACTTATGGCACGGCAGGTTATTACATAAGCAGAACAACGGGTAACGTCTACTTTAACAATGGTGTTTTTAGAGCTGACATTACTACTAATGGTGATGCAGTTTTTAAAGGAGATAATCCTACAACTACCACAATACCTGTTTACGACAGTAATTATTTTATTGATTATTCCGCTTTTGGTGATGGAACTACTACTGCAGGATTGGGTAATGCTAGAGCTGGTTTATTAGGCGCAGCAGTTTCAACTGGAAGTGTTTGGAATGCAGGCGTGGTTGGATATGCAACCAATGCATCAAGCGTACCAGGTAGCGTAGGAATTGGTGTTGTTGGTTCTGGTCGAGATATTGGTGGTTATTTTTCTACTTACATTAATGCTGGTGTTGGTTTGGTTTGTGCAGGTACTTCATCGGCTTACAGAGCTTTTCAAATTAATCAAGGCACATTTACTTGGGGTGCATATACGATTGCACAACCAACTGGATCTACAACTACATTTTTAAGAAATGATGGCCAGTGGACAACAGTAGATGCAATGGGTGGTTATGACGCATCATCTTGGGCAAGGATTTTTCCTTGTAATTCAGGAACTGCTAATGCTGCTGGTGCAGGTATAAATATTTTGGGTTCTGGTTCTACAGGTATTGTTGGTGCTTATGTTGGAACAACAGGAGCGGGTAATACAGTAACTATTGATGTAAGAACAACAAGTCCTTCTGACGTAAGATTAAAAGAAGAAATTACTAATAGTGATTTAGGTTTGGCTTTTGTTAAGCAATTACGACCTGTTTCTTATAAACTTAAAGCCGATCCAAAACATCAAAAAGGATATGGTTTTATTGCTGATGAAGTAGAAGAACTTATTGAAAGTGGTTCTTCATTGGTTTATTTTGAAGAAAATTGGCAAGTTGGAGAAGAAAAGGGATTTAAAACTATCCATTACCCTTCTTATATTGCTGTTTTAACTAAAGCAATTCAGGAATTATCAGCAGAAGTTGAGGCGTTAAAAGCGCAGATAAAGGTATAAATATGGGTGGTTTTTCAGCACAATTGCAGTCTCCTCAATCCTCTAACCCTGCGGGTAAGGGTGCAGGAATGTCTGCCATGCAGATGGGTCAAAACCCAATTGAGACCCCTCCTGAAGAGCAAATGATGAAAATGCAGGAGCTTCAAATGGAGCAGCCTAGTTTTCCCCAAGGCAATCAAATGCCCCAAGACAATATGGGACCGCCTTTAGGTGGATTGGGTGGATTGATGGGTGGACGGGTAACTATGCCAGGTCAAGGTGGCCAACCGCAATTAGGTATGCCTAATGCCTATTCAAACACAGTCAGTCCGTGGGATAATTCAGTAAATCAGCCAAAACAAGGTTCTGGCAAAGGCAAAGGAGCTTAATCATGGGCGGTGGAAAAGGATCAAGTAGTTCATCTGTACAGATGACTCCAGAACAAACGGAATTATTAAAACTTCAAACTGGAGCTTTAAGAGATACATTTTTACCTGCTTACCAAAGTACAGTAACAGGTGCTAAAGATGTATATGGTCAACTTAGCCCTTATGCGACTCAAGCGGCTAAAAATACTTATGAAAATGCCGCAGGTATAAGTAATGCTCAACAGACTATTGGTGGTGAACTAGCCCAAGGCGGTAGGCAATTAGGTTTTGCAGGTGGTGGCGGTACTAAAAATATTGCTGACTTAATGGCCACTGGTGGTCAGAATTTGGCTACTGCGGGTACTCAAGGTTTAATGGGTTTGTTTTCTCCTGATTACAAAACCGAGCAAATTCAAGCTTCTTTGCAACCTGCCCGTGAAGCTATCCGTGAACAACTTGGTAGCCAAAATGCTATGTATGGAGCCGCAGGTGGTTTGGGTTCTTCTCGCATGGCTTTGGCTGACAAAAACTTAGCTCAATTAGGCCAACAGCGTTTGCAATCTGCTGCCGCTCAAACCTCTGCCGCAGTGGAAAGTCAACGCCAACAAGCCGCAAATACGTTGCTTGGAACAGGCGCACAAGCTTTGGGTACATCGGGTAATTTGTATGGAAACTTGTTAACCGCAGGTCTTGGCGCAGGTGCAACGGGTGCAAATATTTTAGGTCAATCCGTTGATACAAGTGGCAAAGCAATTACTGCCGCTGCATCTCCAATGGATTTATATTCTAAATATGCTGGTGTTGTTTATGGAACACCTCAAGCTTCTACAACTGCTAATTTTGCTGGTACACAAGGTCAAAGGACCTCCAGCAAAGGTTTTGGATTCTAAGGAAATATCATGGCAGCAGATGCACCTTTTGGTTTAAGTTTTGGAGATCCACGCAGATACATGGGTCAAAGCCCTTTGGCTGAAATTGGAAAAGCCGCTAAAACAGGTTTGATTTTGTATGGCTTGCAACAGTCAGGTGCTATTGAAGCGTTAGATAAACTTGGTGTTAAGCCAAATGCAGCAGGTACATTTTCTTATAACAATCCTGCTACACCTACTGGTGCTGTTCCTCCTGTTGGAGTTGCAGCACAGCCTGTAGTGCCAAATGCAAATGTTCCAATGGCTAATGCTCCAACACCTGCTATTGCTACTCCTGTTTATGACAGTGCGGCTCCTCCTATGCCAACAACGCCTCCTGCCAACATTGGTTTTGATGTTCTTGATGGGAAATTTAATGGTCTTGAAACTTCATTTGTAAACCCTCAAGCACAACGAGATTTCAACCCATTTGTACCGCAAACTGGATACAACACAATGTTGGCAACTGGTAATGAGTATCAGCAAATGCCAGGTTATGGCAAACTAGCTAAAGCCATGCAAGGTATGGCTGGCGGAATGATGGGATAAGGAACAATCATGGCAGAAACTATTGAACAAAAAGCCCCTGTAGTTACTGAAAGCTCTTCAGTTACGATTTATCCAAGTGCTTTGCAAGATGCTGCCGCAATTAAAGATTCGGCCAATGCTGCTTTAGCTAATCGTGATCCTAAAGCTTTGATTAATGTTGCCCAGCAAATTGGTCTTGATACTCCACAAGGTAACGCTGCTCTTAAAACTGCTCAAGAAATGCAAGAGCGATCTAACAATTTTTCACAAATTGTTGCGCCTATTAATAACGCAAAAACTGATGGTGAACGCAATCTTGCTGCCGCCAAAGCTTTGCGTAATGTAAGCCAAGAACCTTTGTATGGTCAGGCACTTATTGCTTTTATGATGGGGCAAAAAGATACTGCCTTTAATTTGGCCACTGGTGGTGCTTTAAAAACTACTACTGAATATGCCAAGGACAATGGCAACATTATTCAAGTAACTGTCAATGCCCTTGGTCAACCACAAGCGTACTTTGATGTTGAACAAAAACGCACTCTTACTCCTGAAGAGTATTCCAAGCGTGGCGGTAGCACTTCTGACATTGACAAAACTTTTGCTATGAGAAGTGCAGAAGAAAGTCGTTCAACTTATAACGCTGCGTTTAAAAACGAAAGAATAGCAGTTAACAAATGGACGGAGGCTTATGCTGGCCTTGCACCAAAATTAGAATTCTTAGATAAATTTTACAGAACAGCAAAAACTGATCTTGCTCCTGATGAATATGCAAAATTAGTTGGTGCTATTAATCAAAGTGTTGGTCAATCAAGTACTAAAGCTAATAGCTCAACTTATTTCAATCAGATCAACGACAGTAAAAACAAAAAAGAATCAATTAAAGTTGATGCAGGTCTTGCCGCTAAATTGCGGATTCCTGCTCAATTAATTGGAACTGAATTTACTGTTGATGGAAATTACCTTGTTTCTAAAAGTAATGGAAGTTCATATGATTATGGTTTGTTAAAACAACAAACTGATTCTGCTAATCTTTCTTCTGAAGCCACACAAAATAGCCAATCAACATTGGATAGCATTGTTACTTCTAAAAAGTTTCAAGATTCTATTGCAGGTAAATCTCCACAAGAAAAAGCTAGGTTGGTTCAAGAAATGAAAACTGCCATTCAATTTGGCAATGAGGTGGGGTCTGAGTTAAATAAAGCTGTTGATCAATACGGCAAGCCAGCATTTATTTCTTTGCCAACTGCTGCTTCATTTACTGATACGCAAGCACAAGCAATGGTACAACTTGCTCAACATAAGCAAAACGCAGAACAGATTGCGGCTTATAGAGATCACTTTGATAAAAATGCCAAGTATTACGATGACACAAAGACTTTGCCAGTGCCTGGCGCAATTGGTGCAGCCTACACTTCTAAGCCTATCTTTAATGAGATTCGTGATCGTTGGTCTAATGATATTGCTAGAATTTTTGAGAGTGAATATGTTGCTCGTGGTGCAAAGCAGACTACTGCCAAACCAAAACCTCAAGGTCAATCTACGGCTCCTGTAGCACCACCCGCAAGCAACAAACCACCTTCTCTGTCAGAACTTAGAAGACAAGCTGGAGGTAAATGATGGCTAAATTTGATGAAGAAAAATTTCGAGCTTTAGCAAAAGCCGCTGGCTATGGTGATGCTGAAATTGAAGCAGAAATAAAGTTAGAAAAAGCACCTGCTGGTGCTGCTGTACCTAACATTGTTCCTATTGCTGATGGTAGAGAAACAACTGCCGCTTTTGAAAAAGAAGCACAAGCAAAAGGTACAGAACTTATAGAATCTGCAAAACAAGAAAAACAAAAAACTTTAGAAGAGCCCCCTTTTGATTTTGTAAAAGCTATTAATTCACCCGTTGGATATGTAACAGGGGCCGCTGCTCTTGCCGCTCTTACTGCTGGTGCTGGATATGCTTTTGGTAAAGCCAAATCAGGACTGAGCGGTATCAATCAACGCAAAATTGGTAGCCAGCCAATAGACAGAACAATTGATATCCCTATGGATACAGTTGAAAAAAGGAACATGAGCCCGTTTGCTCAACAGTTTGAAACAACTTATGGCGTTCCTTTAGCTGATGCTGAAAGATTGACAGGCGGTCCAATTACCAATCCTAAAGATGCTGCAATTATTGGTGGAGCATTAAAGAATCAAGGTGGGATTTCTGTAAACAATCCCTATCAAATAAGCCCATATACACAAGCACCTGCGCCTGTTGCACCTGTTGCGCCTACTGCACCTGCTATGCCACAAGCAAATGCACCTGTTGCGCCTACTGATCCATTTGCACCTAGACCTAATCCATACATGACACCTAGCGTTCAAGAGGGTGTAGCAACTGGCAATACTGCCCAAGCGGTTCAAACTGTTGTCGCTAAAGAACTTGATAAAGCTACAGGTGTTGCACCTACCCTCGCCACATTCAATCGTGATGCTAATGGCAACATTGAATATCCAAAAGGTATGAGTCCTGCTGCTAGAAAAGGTGCTGAAGCATTTGCTCAACAGTATCCTGACAATGCTAAAGCTTTGGCCGCTGAAGGTCGCTTTGGTATTTTGGGTGCTGGCTCTGGTGATAACAACTTGTTTAATTCTTACGGCTCTGACATGATGAAAAGAATCCGTGATGAAGTAAATCAAGGTCAAATGGTTGGACCATATGGAAATTATGAAGGCAAAGTAAATCCTGCCATAAAAGCTATTTCTCCTGAGACTGCTTTGGGCAAAGAACTTGCTGATTTAAGAGCGTCACAAACTGGTGGCAATTATGGTCAGCTTGGAACACCTGCAAGTATTGGTGGCAAAAAAGGTGGATTGCTTACTGGTGCAAATACAGTAACCAAAGCAATTAAAGCGGGTGGTCCTGCTATGCTTTTGATGGGTATTG